CAACAGGATCAACGGGTGTAGTAGCAGGCGCAAGAACTTGAGGTATAGTCAAATACCCAATACTTGCCGAAGTAGGCGGGAACGTCATCGTCATTCCGTCAGTGCCAGCCAAAGTCAGCGTGTTGTTTATCGTAGCAGTTTTGCCATCTGCGATTGTCAGCGTAGACCCAGTGGCTGGGGCGGTGATAGTTACCTTATTGATTGCCCCTGTAACATTTATTGCCCCCGTGAAAGCAACGTCACCAGTAGAATTTACAGTAACTCTAGCAGTGTTATTGGTAACAAGTGATACAGAGTTAGCGCCGGTTGATCCTATGTTTACAATCCCAGAAGAATACAAATATGCCGTAGTAGCGTCTGTATTAACCCCCCATACAACAGTGCCAGCACCGGAAGCTACATTGAAACGATAAGTTGCCGCAGTTGTACCTATACTTGTGTTGCCAGCGCTATCAATTCGCATTTGCTCAACAGGAGAAGCACTAGCAGCGTTTGTGTAGAACGCCATAGCATGGGCATTAGTTGCCCCGGAAGTATTGAATCCTACAATCTTTGCGCCGCGAGTAATGCCAGTAAAAGACGACAAATATAACGCAGCCCCAGACCCAGAAGTATTTGCTACACCACCTTGCAAAAAACCAACGTCGTCAATACCGCCGCTAGTTACAGCATCAATTACAGTTAATTGTGCAGGTATTGAAGTGCCGCCAATACTAACAGTACCAGTGAACACATTGGGCGCGGTTCCTGCCGCGTAGAAAGCGTAAGCTGTACCATAAGTTGGAGTAGCAATATTGCTCTGGGAATAAAATGCGTAAGAGGTTTTAGAACCTACACCCAGTGCAGTACCGCCGGTATTACCAGCTAAAAAAGCGTAGTTATTAGTAGCGCCAATTAAGTTGGTTTCTGAATAATACCCAACTTGGGTAGATACCGTGGAACCCGCGCCAATAGTGCCTTGACCGGCGTAAAAATGCTGAATCGCCGTAGAAAACGATGCGGCGGCGGTTGCCATAAAACTTGTATAGCCTCTAGCAGCAGAAGTAACGTCACTTTGAATAGTTGCGCTAGTGAAGTTACCGTATGCAGTCGTAGCGCCAGTAATGGTTTTAGCGTTGTAAAAATTACTACCCGCCGCGCCATTAGACCCAATGTTGACCGTGCCGAGGAATACGCTAGGGGCGGTGCCTGCTGAGTAAAATCCGTAAGTAGCTATACCTCCACCAGAGACGGTGTTGACTGCGGAATAAAACCCAGTAGCGGTTTTCCCAGCGGTTACCGCAGCGGTATCAGCAGCGTAAAAACCGAAGTTATTAGTAGCGCCAATAAGCGTACCGGCGGAATTAAATCCAAATTGGTTCGTAACTGCAGTTCCGCTAAACGTGCCTTGCCCGGCTTGAAAATGGTTAAGGTTACTAAGCGCCACAGAAGCTGCGGTGGCGAGATTAGTTCTATATCCAACAGCAGTCCCAGTTACATCGCTTTGAATGGTGGCTGAAGTTGCATTTCCATACGAAATAGTCGCATTGCCAGTAATAGCTTGGGCGTTATAAAAATTAACCCCAGCTAACGGAAGAGTCCCCATGTTAATGGAGCCATTGAATACGCTAGGGGCGGTTCCTGCCGCGTAGAAAGCGTAAGCTGAACCATAAGTTGGAGTAGCAATATTGCTCTGGGAATAAAATGCGTAAGAGGTTTTAGAACCTACACCCAGTGCAGTACCGCCGGTATTATCCGCTATAAATGCGTAGTTATTAGTAGCGCCAATAAGGCTGCTTGCGGCGTAAAACCCAGTTTGAGCAGTTACCGTAGACCCTGCGCCAATAGTTCCTTGTCCCGCGATAAAATGTTGAATCGCGGTTGAAAACGCAGCGGCGGCAGTGCCTATAGTGGAAGCATACCCCCGCGCAACTACAGTTACATCGCTTTGGACAGTAGCAATAGTGGAATTAGAAACCGCCGTCGTAGCGCCAGTAATGTTTTTAGCGTTGTAAAAATTGCTGCCTGCGGGAACAGTCGTTGCGCCCATACCCACCGCACCGCTTGTGTCGATTACAAACGGGGTACTATCTGGATTAGTATCGTCTTCTACCAACAACGCATTACCTGAGCCAGTTTGCGTAATGCGAAGAGCATTAACAGACGAAGCGCCTGTAATAACTGTGCCAACGGTAGACTCGTTCGTGATTAAAAGCGGGCCGGTCTTTAGTTTGTAATTGATAAACGTAACTACCGCGCCTACACCACCTCCGTTACAACGGATAATCGCTTCAAAACCGTTTTCAATAGTTACCGCACGGTTAAGATCCGTGCCATTCCAAGTTCCTTGAAAAACATTCAGCGATTGCCCCGTGGAATTACGAATGAAGTAATACCCAGCAAAATCATTGGGGGCAATTTGCAAATACCCCGCAGACCCTAATGCTCCTGACGCAGTAAGAATGCGCTTCTGGCCATCAGAAGCTGCGCCATCGGTAACTTGAAGGACAGTAGGAGCGCCAACAGCAGTGCCGGTTACGGCGATAGTAACCGCGCCAACAATTGCGTTGTCGATAATCGCGCTGAGATTACTATTAGTAGTGAGCCCCCACGTACCGGCCTGTTCGCCTGTGCCGATAAGTTCGATACCCAAATTAGAAAAAGTAGAAGCCATTTTTTAAATCCTTTACGCAGCTATTTGCGTCCAATTTGGGGTTTGAGCATCATTGACATCTGTCCAAGTACCCGTCTGAGTATCATTAATTACCGCCCAGCTTGGATTTTGGTCGGGGACTATTTGGCTCCATATAATAAAGGAAACCGCCCCAACCACTCCAGTCGTAGTAACACCAACAAGCGCCACTTCCGCGCCGGGAATAGCAGACACATTGCCTACGACCCCAGTAGTCGTAACCCCCGTAAGGGCTACGTTAGCCGTGCCGGAAACAGAAACTGTCCCAACTACGCCGGTCGTCGTGACGCCTGTGAGGGCTACGTTAGCCGCGCCGGAAACGGAAACAGTACCAACTACGCCGGTCGTCGTGACGCCTGTGAGGGCTACGGTGGCTGTGCCAGAGACGGAAACAGTGCCTACAACACCTGTCGTCGTGACGCCGGTAAGAGCGACCGAATTACTTACCCAAACGGTAGAAAACGGCGCTCCAGAAAACGGCGCGACGGAAAACATCTACTAGCCCCAAGGAAGGGGTAGGGATACGACCGGAGGCTGCTGCATATACACAATCTGCATGTTCAGATTAGTTTCAATGGCCGTTTTAGCATCACTGCCTATTTGCGCCCAAACCCAGTCAAGCACTTGCTGCTCAGTGAGTTGATCGTAGGGAACGAAAGTCCCCGTTGGCGCAGGGATTTCAGTCTGACCACCGCGCCGCGCTTCGTTCACGCCGTCAGTATCTGATGCAAGCCAATCGACAAGATACACAACATCAGACTGCCCAGACTCTTGCGTCTTGACCATCATTGATTGAACCGCCCATGTTGCCATAGTAATTAGCTCCAGTTACCCACCGTTTGCACGGTGCTAGACCCAATCGGGGTCAAGTTAAAGTACGACCCAGTAACGACTACGTTAGCGGCTGCTACAGATAGCGCGATAGACGGGATGATAGTTCCGGCAGTAGTGATCACAATAGACCCTTTAACTAGCGCATACCCAGTCGTAGTGGTAGTCGCGGGAGTGATAATGGTAGCCGCTGCTGTATTGCTAAACGTGGTGTTCGCCGCAGTGGTTGACGTTGCTGTCTTGTTAGCGGTAGCAAGATAACGAAATCTGCCGAGGGCGGTGCCGCCAAACCCAAACGCTATCGTCCCGGATGTGGCGGAAAGAGAACTTAAGTTTAGCAAACATTCAAACAAATACGAACCAAGAGTTAACGTCAGCGCTCCGTTCGTGGTGCTATTGAATGCTTGTTTCAGAACGTTGGCGGTGCCAAGCGGCGTTGTGTAATCTGATGTCAGAATGGCAAATTGAGACGCGATCACAACGCCTCGCTGACTTGCCTCGCCAGAGAAATAGAGGTTTTCTCCGTCGTACTCCATTGCCCCGGCTTCAGCCGTTGTCAGGTTTGTCCCTGACGTAAATTTTAGCGGAGCAGTGCCTGCGGTAGCGGTGCCAGCGGCGAGGGACAGCCGGGAAACAGTTGGCGCAGTTGCCAACACCGCACTGCCGGTGCCCGTGATGGTCGAAAAATCGGTGTAACCGTATTCCCATGCCGCTGCTGTGTTCACGGTCGTGTCGATGCAAGACACCATCACCGTCAAGCCGGAGGGAACAGTACCCAGCGACACAGCGGTAGAGGTCTGAAGCGTCAGCGTGCCGGTCGAGTTGTTGCAAATGTGGAAAAACCACCCTTGCGCTAGTGTAGCCGTGTTGGGGAGGGTAATCGTCTGCGCCAAAGTTCCGGTAAATAGCTGGTAAACGCTGCTCGTGTTGATCAGCGAGGTCGTGCCGCCGGCTGTCGCGGTGGTAGTGAATCCTTGAATGGCAGCTTGAGCAGCGGGGGCTGTTGTTCTGCCGGTTCCGCCATTTGCAAGGCCCAGTGCGTTGGTCAAAGTTAAAGCGGTGGCGGTTATGGTGCCATTGACATGAAGTGGCGTCGCGGGGCTTGTGGTTCCGATTCCCAAACGGCCCGTCGCTGTGATCCGCATCGCTTCTGTTGAATCAGCATAAAAAACTAACGGAACGGTTGAATAAGTACCGATAAGTGCTTGTGTATTGGGGCCGGTAGCGGCAAGTCGGAAATCTACTCCGTTATTCGGTTCGTAAAGACGAAGCAGTGATGTGTCATGCCCTGCGGTAGTATTAATTTCCAGAGTTACGCAGTCGTACGCAGAAAAAAATTGTAGTGGAGTGTTTGTCCCAATACCTACGCTGCCTTGAACGTCTTTATAAACCGCTTTACTTGCCGGATAGACACAGAAGACGTTGGACGTACCAGCAAGGGTAATAGCAGACCCAAAATTTGAAGAAGCTAAAATAGTAGTACGCGCAATTGCATTCGGGCCAGTAGAAAAAGTTCCTAGTCCAACTTCCCACGCGGTGCCGCTAGTAATGCAATAGTATGTGGTGTCTCCATTGTTAAGCCCTGCGTTAGAAAACGACTGAAAGCCGGACACAGCCCCGGCAAGGGTAACCGTCCCTGTGCCCGTAGTTGTCGTCGTTTCTTGTACGCGGTCAAAAACTTGGAATGCCATAGTACCCTCTTACTGAAGCTGAATGATCGCCGCAGTCACACCGGAAGAATACGTCGGGAACGTCACCGTAAACGTACCGCTGGTCACCGTCTTAGCGCCACCAAAATCCAACACTGCAACAGCGCGGTTAGACTGCGAAGAGTTATAAATCAAAGCGCCGAAGGCCGAAAACGTAGCCGAAGTCCACGAAGTAGTCGAAAAACTGATGTACGCCACGTTGTTAAGGCCGGTCGTATCAATCGTCGGGGCCGTAGAAATCGTCAGCGAGTTCCCGCCCGTGGTGTAGCCGCTACCAGACGCAAGTTGGCCCGTAGTTGTGTATACCGTAGTAGTCTTGGTCAACGCCGAACTATTGTCGTACAACGCCATTTTGAACGTATCCGGCGTCGTATTCAGAGTACGCGCAGGATTCGCTGACGTTGAAAACAAATGGTAGCACTGCATCAACTCCGCTTTGAAGCTGGCACACATTGCACTTCCGGTAAAAGGCATATCAAATCTCCTTTACAATGGACGCCAACTCAGGCGCACCAGCTTTAGTTAAAGCATTAGCAATCGTTACGCGGTCGTGCATCACCGCTTGCCGCATATGGTCTAGCACCACATCACGCACTAAAGCACGGTAAGTTAACGCTTGTTCGCGGATTTCTCTGGGGGCTGAAACAGACACACTCAGAATTTTATCCATCGCCAAGTCGGCAAGTTCATCCGGCGTAAGCCCGCGATAGTCAGTGGTAATAACCACCGCATTCCCTACAGTTCCACCCATTGCTTCTATCATATCTCCCCCCTATTGAACTGGGTAACGGACTTGGCCAGAACGGTAAGCATCTCGGCGGTCTTTGCCATCACCAAGTTGTTTCAGTAATGACATAGCTTCTTGATACCGCGCTTGATACCCCGTAATTACATCCTGCTCACCCTTCATGAACGTATACGCTTCCAACAACGAGCCATAGAGCAGCACGGAATCAAAGTTATCGCCAAGCCAAGTAGTGCCAGCGGTGACGATGGACTCGGGGTAATAGTAGTAATGCAACTCGGCGGTGTACGCATAATCCGGGGTTGGCCCAAGGATGAACGAGTCGGCATCGAAAATGGCGTAATACTCAGGCGTCGCTCGGTCTGCTACCGCATTGGTCGGGTACGCCGCCCGGATGAAATTCACATCCTTATTGAGCAGATATTGGTACTCCCCCGCTGCGGTAATCACCGCCAACGAAAACGTCGCCAACCAGTCAGTAGGCATCGTGAGATAGGAATTTCCTATCGTCAGAGTCCCAGTCACGTTTTTACGAAAAGCCGGAAGCTGAACAGTGTTATAAATCCGCTGCTCTGCCTGCTGAATAAACGTATTAATATCAGTCGTAGTAAATTGGTTCTCTACATACGACTGAATTTCCGCGACTAGCTCAGAATAGTTCATCTATCAGCCCATCTTATCGCTGACGGTAATACCCTTGGTCGCCGCGCCATACCCACGCATTTTGTTGGTCTTGGCCTTCGGCGGCTTCTCATAATCAACGGTGGAGATGTTCCCCACGCTGATGTAATCAAGCGGCATTGGCTCGACGTTGCGTTTGGTAAAGGTGTTCACATTGACATCCTTACCGGACATCGTATGGGGCTTGGCGTAGACCGCTGCTTGGCCTACTTCCTTACCGCCGCGCTTCATGCTGTATTTAGCCATTACTTGCCTCGCTGATTTTTAGCACGGGACATGTTGCGGCCCATCGTCTTGCGATCCATCGAAGTCGGGCCACCCTTCTTCATGGCCTTAACGCCTTTCGTCATTTCCGGTTTGATACCGTGCATCGTTTCTTCGTGCTTGGTCATCCCACCCATATTCATCTTCTTCATGAGATAGTCACTCCTACTGTTCCTACTACACCCACCGCCGCCAAATCATTTGGTGTCAGCGCACTATTTCCACCGAACCCTACTGGGTTCCAACCCCACTGAATCTGGCGGCTACCTCCACTAGGAGCGCCCAAAAAGTTCGTACCAGACACAATGTAAGTATTGTCCCGGCGGG